TGTCTTGAATCTCGGTTAACTGCTCCGCATCGCTTATAGCATTCTCAATAGCATTCTTTACTGTATCGGTTAAAATAGTGTCTGCTAAAACCTTTTTTAACCGTTTCGTACTATCGCTAAACTTCATTTTTTTAGTCTTTATTTTTACTTCAGCTATTTGTAAATCCTGCACTAACAATTCCTTTTCGCTTATTAACTCCGCTTCCTTTTGTTCAAATTTATCGATCTGATAAATATAGTCTTTCATTTCGTCTTTGGTATCCTGGTACCTTGAGCAATGGTCAAAATAAGTAAAGATGGCCAGCAAGGCAAAAGCCACCGCCACCATTCTAGGAAGCCAAACCATTTTTTTATTCATGACCGATGCAACCGATTAACTCGTTAATTAAAAAAAATACACACATGGCAATCAATGTTGAATGTTCATTGGCAGTCATATAAGTAGATGAAATAACCGCTCCACCAAACATTTTTACTTTATTTTGCAACCCGACTACTTCCTTTGGAGTGCTGTCTAGTAGGTTATAAAATGAGAATGTATATCTTTTTTTCATTTGTAGTATTTGCTTTTAAAATAATCTATTCCGTTTGGTGTTGCTCTGTCAATTACTAAAACTTTTTTGTTAAGGTTTTTTCTGTCATACCCTATATGAAGCCATCTAGGTATTCCGTTTTTATCGGGATATTCTAAAATAAGTTTAGACCATTTAGATAAACCACCTTTAATAATCCAATCAAATACTTCTTTGCTAATGTTTTTATCGCCACTTATAAAGGTTTCATCAAAAGCACAGCCAGTTAAATGTTCTGACTTTATTGCACCGCCCACCGCTTTGTTTGTGCGCTCGCATCGATAAGCCACAGTAGGCGAAAAGCTACCAAATTTGGCTCGTATTGGTTCTGCTACATTAACGGCTAAGGCTTTTAAATTGTCGATTATTTCGGCACTCGGAGCAAACTGCTCTTTATATTTTTTTTTCATGGCCGTTTCGGACTTTGTAAATTCGGCTAAAGTAAAGTTTTCACTTATTTTCATTCCGCTTTTCTTTTACATACTCTGTCCTAAATCGCCAAATGGTATAGGTAGCTGAACTAATTAACACAATCAGCTTTAAAATGCTTTCCATTTGCTCTTCAAAAAAAGACCATTGAACGGAAGTAAAGAGAAACACAATTGAATTGAAAATCAAAAGCATAAAACTATCGGCTGTATGTTGATGTGAATCGTGGTGCATTGCTAACTATTTTTTGGTTTGTAGCCATAACGTATTTCTCCGTTAATGCCATCGGTTGAATGATATTCTATTAATTCTAAAACATCATTGATGTAGTAATAAATGTTGTATTTGGGGATTTCTACTCCATCTACTACAACAGGCTCATAAATTATTTCGTATTCTTTTATCATATCGTAACTAATAAATTTCCACCAATTATCCAGTTCGTAGGATTTGTAGTCCATGTCGGACAAGCTATTTTTATTGTGTAATTATCGGTCGTATTAACAGATATTGAAAGACTAGTAAAACTTATTACTGCTGTCGTATTTGCACCAAAATCACTTGTAAAAGTGCCTAACTGCGTTTCTACCGTAGTCGTGTTATTTCTTATGCTTACAGTTACCGTTTCATTACTTCCATTAGTACCTTGCAATAAAGAAAATATAAAAGAGTTTAACGTGCCTGCGGTTGAAAATTTAAATATTCTGTTTGCCGCTGTTTGAGAAGGTGCGCCTACTATGCTATTAATATAATAAGTTATACCATCGGCTGGCGAAAATTGTGCATTTTGAATAAAAAATGTGTACGAATCTAATTTATTATTTAACTGAGTTTGTATCGAACTTGTAACCCCATCAAGATACTGAAATTCCGTATTTGACACGCTACCATCCGCAATTTTAGTAGCGTCTATACCACTTGGCAAATCGCTAGCTGCTATATCCGCACCTGCTGTTACAAGTCCTTTGCTATCATAAGTAATTTTAGTCTTTGTAGCACCCGTAATTGCAGCATTTGCCGTTACTTTGGCATCTAAACTATCTTTAACTAACTTTTCGCTAGGGTATTTAGAATCGCTTGGTGTCACTCCAAAACTTGTAACTAGGTTGGCAAGTGTTTGGTAAGTTGAAGCTGCCGTACTTGCAAGTAAATAACCTAATCCAGTTACCCAATCAAAAACAGATTTAACGGATGGGTATTTAGTGTTGCTAGCTTGGTCAGTCGTTACGCTTGTACTTTTGTTAGCTATGTTTTCAGATGTAAATCCTAAAATAGTCGCTATGCTTGCCGTTTTCCATTGTGCTGGTGAAACGCTATTATCGTACCAAAGCGTGTCTTTTAATGTAGGACTTTGTGCTTGTACGTTATGCAGTTCATCTAGTTCATAACCATTTTGAACCTTAACATACATGCGCCCAGCACTTCCGTTACTTGCCGTTGTAACGACCCCCAAATACACTAAATGATTTGGAGCGTATGGTTTTACTTTTGTAATACTTCCTGCCGTTGAACCTAAGTAAATAGGGTCTCCATCTGCAAATGTTGAAGTAGGCAATATGCTTAAACCATCCAACAACCCTTGCATCATTATTAACCCTTTTTGACCTGCTGAAATAGAAGCCGAAAGTACAAGGCCAACCGTTTGTGCTGAAGTTGAATCGCCCACATTATTTGCCCTCTTAACGGTCATTCTATCGCCTTGCCCTCCGAAAGCATAAACCGCCATTCCTTTGGTAAGACTAACGCTATCGGCATTGGTTACATACGCTATTAAGCTATTTGGTGCAGTTCCAATTACCTGAAAATTATCGGCAGTTGAATTGTAAATACAAAGCATTTCTGCACCATCCACAATATCGCCACCAATCAAAGCACCATCGTTATTTCTGAATAAGGATTTAGCGCCTAGTGAATTAATGTTAAGTGTAGCACCACTTGTATTACCATTCGTAAATCGAATCAAATACGCATCCCCATCGGAATAACTCGTAACCCCTGAAATTGTGGCCGTGTAGGTATCTGTTCCGCTTGCCGTAGCATGTGAAATACCACCATCACTTGCACTTATGATATAAGGGTCGGCAATCGTTCCGCTTCCTGAAATCGTTATATTGCTACCATCTTCAATTAAACCTGTAATGTCGGTTTCTGTATCGACCTCGATAAAATCGCCTTGCTCATTTAAAAAATAGCTAGCGTTGCCCGTGCTAATTATTCCAATACATTCCTTAACATCCGCACATGTTTTTATTACATCGCTATTTCTAGGAGGTATAACACACTTAGCATCGCCTTGTACAAATACTATGGTTTCAGTTATAAATGTGGCATTGGCAGGATTCAAATTTGAGCTACTAGATTGCTTATAAATGAACGCATTCCAATTGCCTAGCACGTTCAAACGCACTTCACCTAGTAAAGGATTCGGTGCAACATCACCCGTATCCTTGACCTCTATTATAGGTTTTAACGCACTGCCTTTATTTTCAAAAATAGAAAAGACAATGTCGTTATTAAACGGATTGACAAACTTTATTAAAAAATAGCCTAAGCTATTATTATAAGTCAGTTTGACTTTTCGGGTACTGTTTTGAACTACGCTGAACATATTCAGAATCTAATAAATCGTAAAGTTGTTTTTTAGGTTTTTTAGCTTTATGGCCTACGCTAGTAATTTTAAAGCCATACCCATCGGTACGTAAGTCGCACCCGCAATTGTCGTAATAAGGTGAAAAACATTCTTTGTTTTTTTGCAGGAATATTTTTAAATCTTGCTCGTACGACAAAGCATCCTGGTCGGCTTGTTTCATCAATTCCCCCAATCGTTTGTCAGAGATTACATCGCTGTTATCCTCTCGGTAAGTTCGCAACCCTTTTTCGGTACTGTCTATATTTGCCGAGTTTAGAAACCTAGCATAGGCACGAAAAGCCAATGTTGGCGAAATAGCATCTAGTAAATTTTGGTAATCGGCTTGGATAGTTTCATTATCAATCTGCACCTGCAATTCCTCAAACAAATCTTGACACAACAAAGGTTTTATAAACCTATCTTGTGCTACCATAATTGCTCTTGTTAGCTTTTCGGCATCTATATCCAAAGCTATATCAACCCACTCGTAAAGGGTATCTATTGATATTAACAGCGTTCTGCAACTCATATTCTGTATCCTAAGTTTTTAAGTGCTAAATCACGTTTATTGCCACATTCCGTTTCACCGTTAGTTATTACGGTGTCGGTTTCGTATTCTAACAAACGGTTTATGGCCGATATTATTTGCCCTGCAATCCTATATTCTTTGCTACCCCATTCGCCCTTGTTTGTGTTTAGCAAGTGTAGGTTTCGCTGAATAGGTTGCTTTGAGTATCCTAGTGCTTTACAGCATTCGCTTTCGCTCCACAATTGTAATTCTTTGTAGGTCATATTTACAAGGCTGTGATATTTTTTGTAGCGTGCATCTATTTCGGATTTAGACACATTCATTGGTGTATTAAATGACATATTTGTTAGGTCATTCATTTGATTGCCAATCACATCTTCAATTGGTGGCAGGCCAACTAAACCTCTTATTTCAGTATTTGTTAATGAAGTAAGAACTTTGTTTGCTACAATTGGGCTAAATGTGTTAATAACATTTAATCTATCTTTCAATTCATCGGTTATATTTACAAGTTCAACATCATAATTTTCTTGAATCCACAACCTTTTTTCTTCAGTTGTCAAAGCATTAAGAACGTAATCGGGCAAATCTACAACCAATGAAAGTGGCCTAATAACAATAGTCAAAACGTCAAAAGGTATATTCCAATATTTCATAACGTATTGCAAGGCTCTTTCTATATCCCTTTGAGGTTCGTTTACGTTTTGTTGCAACATCTTAATTGCATTAATCAAAATGTTGTTATTGCCTAAACTTGAACTTTGGTCAATACCTATTAGCACGGGATGAACACCAACGGCCATGCAAATATTTTGCTGTACTTGCTTAATGAAGGCTTCGCTTATTTTATCGTTATAGTTGTTAGGGAATGGAACTACTTTGGGCATTGAGTCGGCATCACGTGACCAAGTAACTAAAGCACTGCCAGCCGCTTCGCCACCAGTCATTGAACGCAAGTCCTCATCAAATTGCTCGCCAATAGTTGTAAACCTTTCGCCCTTTTCGTCAAGTTGTATTTTTTCGTCAGGGTCGCCAATCATTTGGATTAATACCGATTGGTAAAAATTGTTATCGACTAGTCTTTCACGATACGTTCCCGTTTTTGCATCGGCCACAATATCTTGCATGGCCGAATAGTAATCGGGCACGGGGTAAAATCGGTTATTTATTTTGGTTTCGGCATACCAAAATATTTGACCTTTGTACATGTCCTTTTCTGCTGCGTATTGTTCAGCTACTTTGGAAGGGTCGAATACATCATAAAATTTCGTTTGATTTTTTTTAAAGTCAGGAAGTCCGTAAAATGGGTTAACACCAATTTTGGCTACATTGCCTTTATCATCAGGAATTTGTAGCCGGCACGTTTCAAACGGCACGTGCTTTATTTCAAGTATTTTAAATAGTTGATTGTAGGTAATGTGCAAAGCAAAACCCCTTAGCAAAGTATAGTCTTCAACAATTTGCTTTAATAGCGTGTCCATACTTTGACCTTCGCTATTAATTTTAAGGTTAGCTATTTCATCAACTGCAAACCCATCGCCAGCTATGTATTTTTTTAGCTTTCCAAGTGTAGCCGTAGCCACGGGTGAATCGTAAACAGCTTCCGTTAATCGTAATGGAAAATCGTTTGTTTTGCCGTAAGGAAGTATATCGTTTGACTTGTCTTGTTTAGCGATTGGTGCTAAACCCCTGAACAAGTTATAAAATCGTGCTATTGCCGACATGGATGCCAAATTTGTTTGGCACTAAATTAAGCGAATTGCTTTCCTTCTCTTGTATTTGTGCATAAATGTGCAACATTTCCTCTATTTGAAAATTATTTTTAGCGCTCGAGTTTCTGTATTTTCGCTCAATATCGGTTCTGATAGTTGTAAAATGGTGCATTAACACCTCTTCTTTTTTGAAAAGGTGTGAATAGCTATGGTCTGTAGTGCGAGTAGGGTCGCAATAGTACGGGTATTTTTGAAAACCTATTTTGTTAGTAGTCTGTATTTTGTGAATAAACGGCACGTAATACCCTTCGGTTTCTATTTTGGCCAGTGTAGGGTATTTCTCGTAGGCTTGGATGTGACAGCAAGTAGCATGCAAATCCTTTTCAACTATAAAGTTTTTAGCTTGTTCAAACTGCTCACTATCGTAATACTCGTCACAATCCAAAAATAGAAAATGGCTGTGTCCTTTTTGCCTTGCATAATCCAAGCCTAGTGACCTTTTTTTTGTTTCGTTATAGCATCCGTTTAAACGCTCGTTAGTTATTTGTGGCTCAAATTCTATTACTTTATTAATGTAACCTTTATTAAACAGCCTATCTACTTCATTTGCACCCCCGTAATATCTTTCGCCCCAATTGCTAATTGTTTGCACAACGGCTATTACCTCATCAACATAGGGCAGTATCTGACGTATAGAACCTTCTAAAAGTTCTTCACCATCGTATACATTAAAAATAGCAGCTAGCTTCATTACCATTTACCAATTATACACTTGCAATTTTCACACGCTGTTTTAGCTTTAATTACGCAACCGCAAGCCAAACACATGCCGTTTAAATTCTCTTTGCATTTGGCGCAAATTGCTCTCCTTGCCTTAGTTAATTCAGTTGGCTTTGTAAATAGATAGCTTAACCAGCCTTGCAATATCTTTATCATATTTCTATAAATAAAACTCCACGTCTTGCACCTTGGGCTTTATTGGCATCATTATACCAAATTCTATATTTTGCAAAGCATTTATCCAATGTTGGCTTTATCCATTCTATAGTAAAATCTTGGCCATTGTAACTATCATAACCTAAATCTGTATTAGGCACTTTCCAATCGTGAATTGCAATAATGCCTTTTTTGTTTGATTGCGCTATTACATTTAATTCATCTATCAAAGGGCAATCGTTTTGCCAGTGTGCATCCAAAAAGAAAAAACATTTTTCCGAGCGGATACGCTTGATAACCGTTGGCAATTGTTTAGCTGAATCGCCTAAATATTGTATAACATTTTCACAACCTTGTAAATGCTGTTTTGCCTTTTCAAAATTTTCGGGCAAAAACTCGATAGTATGCACTTTTTTAAACATTTGAGAAAACCGCTTTGTCGTACCTCCCAAATACGTCCCAGTTTCTACACAAATATCAATGCCTTGTGTAGCTTCTTTTATTTCATTTGCCAAAGATTCATCCCCTTCAAATCCTTGTAAATTTCTCGCTATGTATTCCTGTGTTCTCATAATCCTTGCCTATAAATTAAAGATGGTTTATTGTTATCGAAATCAGTTACTATTCCATTTGGGTCAATAGCGCAATCATAACCGCTTGTATAATATGCCCAGCTTACCGCTGTTTGGTCTTGCCTTGCGTAAAGAAATCGTTCATCTAAACTGTTATTTGCATGTAATCGTGAAGTATCAAATACACCATTCTCAAAAGCGTTTTCAAATATTTGCCAAAACTTTTTCCCTACTTCGGTTTCTAAGTTAAAACCAAAAACACATGACCATATTTCGGGTAATAATTCCGCTTCATCTCTTGTTTTTTTTGCCCATTCCAAATCACTATCTGCGCTTGTTTGTGCTAAATTAAAACCTGAATGAACAAAGAAACCGCCGTTATGATTTAGTTTTTCCATTAAAATGTTTGGAGAATCGGTAAACCATAGCGAACAATCTAACCAAATTAAATGGGTATAACCTTTGTCAATAGCATCCTTTAAAGCATGGTATTTTATACGATATGGCTTTGTAGTATCCATATACTCAATTGGCTCACGTGTAAAAAACATATCATGCGCACAACCAAAATATATCATTGACCTTTCCAACCTTTCGCTTCCTTTTGGATACCACTTCCCAAAGCCAGCATTTACAAAACATGCTTTTATATTAGATTCCATATTTTTGGTTATGTGGGATTTTATTTGAATACCGATAATGAAATAAAGGTTTGTTTATGTAATATTCTTTTTCAAGTAATGGGTTTAGCCTTTTTGCATAGTCCATATCCTCACCATATCGCATATCTTTAAAGCCTGCTAAAATTGCTTTCCATTTTAAGACTGGATTAAAATGTATAATCGGACGAACGTAATTAAAACCAAACATATTTTCTGCTATTGGATAACCTAACTTATGCACCCATGTTTGTTGGTTTTGACCATTTGTAGTCATTATACCATTAATTCCCATGCAGTCTGCATCTGTATCGCAACCTTTTAAAATTTCATTTACATAGTAGTTAAATGGTAAATCGTCATCGTCAAAATAAACAATCCATTTGCCTTGCGCTTTTTCAAGTAATTTTTGTCGCTTGCTACCGATGCTAAGTTCTTTGCCCGTGCAATCAGATAAAATCTCAACAGGTTTTCCAACTGTTTGATTTTTAAATATAGTTAATACTTCAGCAAGTTGCTGGCTTCTTTCAGGAATTGAACAAATCAAAATGCTAAGTTTAATATCCATTTTGTTTCATCCAGTTAACATGTGGCTGCGCTTCTTTACTTGTAGGTAATGGCTTTGCTTTAGCCCATTTTAAATATTCGTCCATGCCTTGTTTCCAAGTTCCATCGTTTCTCTCATTCAGATAATCCTTTGCGACACCACCAATAGAATAGTGCTCATGTTTAATTACTATATCGTTTCGGAATTGCAACTTGCCTTCAATCTCCGCTTCATGTGTTATATGCGTATCTGCAAACATGTGGCTGTACTGTGGTGGATAAATGTAGCCTTTGCTTTTGTAGTAACCGACACCCATAATAGGAAGTGTAACTATCCAATTTTGCACACCATCGTAAGTCTTTAATAGCTTATCGGTATCGACCGCATCTCGAATTAAATCTAAATCGCACGGCATTGGGAAATCGTCGCTTAAGGCTATTATAATATCGTTCTCTTTGAACTTACCTTGCAATTCCTTAGCCGCTAAATTGTAAGCCGAAATAGCTGTTTTGCTCGGCACAATCAATACCGGCAAATTTCGGTAATCGCTCCAGTTGTCAGCTTCTATTGCTATCGTGTAGCTATCGCCAAATACCATGTAGTTTGACCAGTTACGATACGTGCGCTCCGCTTGGCTTGCCCTTGCACGGCTAGCGTGAATGATGTGTATATTTCTCATATGTGTTTACAAGTTATTTCTTTATTCAAATTTAGCCAATAGCTAAACATTCTTTCAAGTATAAAGGTATGGAATGGGTAGTAAGGAACGCCCATATCGTGAACAAATTTATCTCTTAACCCTACATGCTTTTGAAATCGGTTATCTTGGTAAGGATAGCGACTATCTTTCCAAATGGCTTGCCATAAAACATGGTTTTTCTTATCGCTCATTAACTCTATGCACGGCTGTAGCATTTCCTTTACATATCTTTCGTACACCTCGCTACGGGCAAAAAAACAATTACGATAAACCACAAATCGAATAGGCTCTAAAGGATTGTATTTTAAGCCTAGTAGATGAAACAATTCGTAAAAACATTCTGCTATACCCTTATGTACTTTTTCGGCATGCAAAAACATTTGGCTGTTTGTTTGGTAGCCAAAAAAAGACACCACATCGGTATCGCCTAAGCTATTTACTATCTCTTCCTTTGTAATAGGTTTCAATTCCTTATTTATAGTATCGCTAAAAAACTTATGCGATAGCACCGCAAAGTAATCCGCTTGCTTATTAGCACCTGCATTTATCAATTTCAGCATTACTTCGTTTTCAAAGAATGGTGTAACTTCCTTTTGGAAATAAGTCCATGCAAAATCTTTATCGACATTCGCCTTGCTGGTTTCATCAAATGCTATTTGATAGGCTCTATAGTTTGCCACAACCTTTAAGATATTTAACTATTGCAGGTTTAATCGCCCCTTGCCACTTGCAAACTGAACACCCTATACTTTGATTAGTTAGTTTATTATACAAATGGCAAGCGTACATGATATTCTGTTGTGCTGTTTTGTCGGAATCGCAGCTACTGCCAGTCGGTATAGCGTTGAATGTGTTTACTAGGTCATCTAACATGGTGCAAAGTTATGCACTATTTAAACAAAAAAAAACAGTGAGCAAAACCCACTGTCTTTTTAATCCTAATAAACTATGAAAATTCCTAACTACTCGCTCAAATTTACAATAAAGATTCCAACTTAGCTTCGTTACCGCCAGTTAAATTCAACCTTCTAGGTTTCTTTTTCTCTTGGCCTGTGAAGGTAAGCGTGTCGCTCGTATCTGTGGCCGCTTCCGTGCCTGAAGTTTGCGCATAGGCTGTTACCTCCATGCCGTTTTCGAAGCCGTAAGCAAACCAATTGCCGTTATTGTCTTTGTTAAAAATCACTACATCGCTAGTCATCAAATCCTCAATCACGGTATCGTCGTCAGGAGTGGAAGCGTACAACTTACCGATAAACACATGCTCAAAAAACTTGTTAGCACCAGCCTGTACAACACCGTTTATGGACTTGCTATTACCACGTTTTTGTCCTACGAACTTATACATCTTAGTATAAGAATCTAGGACAATGTTTGTAATGTAACCGCTCGCTTCAGTATAGCTTGCGATATTACTCAAACTAACAGCATAAAAGGTTTTAGAAACCCCTCCTACGCTTTTAAGGTTTGAGCAATCTATGGAGATACCTCCCGTTAATAAACACTCTGCCATATTTCTTTAATTTAAAAGGTAAACCCCCCAATTAAGGGGGGGTATAATTATTTAAGATGCAGCACCGTAAGAAACTACTTGCAAGTCGCAATGTGCGTATTGGTAACCCAATTTAAATTGGTTTTCTACGTAGTACGTACGGTCTTTCTTTTCATACCATGCGCTTATGCCATCAATGTCAGCAGCAGCACTTACACCAATCCAGTGGTTGTCAGGAGTAGTGTAAAGCAAACGGCTAGGCGAACCTAGTGAGTAAGCTGAAATGTCGTTGTCCCAGTTGTACATAGGTACTACTTCGATACCACGATAGAACAAACGTACTTGACCTTCAGTTATCAAACGTACACCGTTAGCACTTGAATCGGTAGACTCAAGATACTTCATGTAGTTTTCAAAGATGTTGCCAGTTACCAAGAATCTTTTGCTGCCAGCTTCTATTTGCTTAAGGATTATTGGAGCTTGCACGTAAGCGTTTTCCAAATAATCTACAGCACGTGAGCCAGCTGTTTGGTTAAGGGTAGCGATGTTGTCAACACGCTTAACACAGTAGCTATCTTGCACACCTGCAAACAAGCGAGTCCATACACCAGTCATACCGTTAAGGTCGGCATTGGCTGAACCAGCGTTACCGAACCAAAACAATCTTGACAAATCTGATTTGAAACCAGGAGTCAAAAGGTTAAGGATTAAACGCTCGGCATCGGTACCCGAAAGGTCGTTGATGTCGTTTCCAGTTTTTAGCCACTCTTCAGTGAATTGGTTTTCAAACTCTGATTTACAAGCCGAAACAAAGAACTCCATTTCCTGAAGTTCAAGAGTACGGTTAGTAAGTGCGCCAGTGCCTGAAGGTGTGCGGTCGTTACATGCAGTTGCTTTCTTAATAATGTTTGACATGGCCGCGCCAAGTGTGATTTGCCACTTGTTTTTGATGCCAGTTTTTACATTAAAGAAAGTAAGGAAGTCAGGACTTTGTACAACGGGCTTAATAAGCACGTCGGTTGCTACCTGCCCATCCCATGTGTAGTTGAATGATTGTGTGATTGCCATTTTGTTTGTTGTTTGGTTTAGATAAATAATTTAAGAACGTACATTTTCTGCCAATACTGATTTTGCCCAATGTGACAAAGGCTCTTCGGTTTTGACTTCTTTGCTTTCAATTGCTTTGAAAGTTTTAGTAAACTTAGCTTTAGGCTCTTCACCAGCGGGAAGTTTAGCCATTACGCTTTCAATTTTTGCATTCAATTCTGCAAGTGCAGCAGTGTTGCTTTCGTTACTTGCCTTAAGGCTTGCTACCTCTTCAGACTTGGCGGCTATTTCAGCTTTCAATGCAGCGTTTTCCGCTTGCAACGCTTCTACATCTGTGCTGGCTTCAGCGGCTGGCATTACTTCCGTAATTGCGCCACCAACTACTACAATAGCTGTGCCGTCAGCAAGTACATAATCGCCATCGGTTAAAGGCACATAAGTACCGTCTTCGGCTATTTTGTAAATACTTGCGCCTAGTATGTCGCCTTCAGTTTCGATGAATACTGCCGTGCCATCTTCTAGCGTGGTATCTATGTTTTTAGGACTGCCCATAAGTTTGGCAATCGAATTTTTAATCGAAGCGAACTCGCCCCGAATAACTTCTAGGATTGGTTTATCCATTTTATTTGTTGTTTGGTTTAATTGAAAATATGCGACTGCTTTATAATTCGCTTCGTTTACTACTTTGACAAACCCTGCGCTTTGCGCGCCTTCGGCAGTGTAGTAAGTTTCATTATCCATAAGCGCCCACAATTCAGCTTCACTTATGCCAGTTCTTTCTTTATAAACTTTTACTAGTTCTTTTTTGATAGTGTCAAGATGTTCGGCCGTTTGACGCAAAGTGTTGGCATCCCCTTCGACTCCCACAAACGGATTGTGGATCATAAACGAAGCCGTTTTGTTCATGGTTACTTCCTCACCCGCTAATGCTATTAGCGTGGCGATAGAAGCACAAAACCCCTCGATTAAAGTATTGATTTTGAAACCTGAATTTTTAAGGAGATTGTAAATGGTGTAACCTTCGTAAACTTCGCCACCTGGACTTGAGATGTGCACGTTTACATAATCGGCTTTCTTTTTCTTAGCCGACTCCAATTGTGTCTTAACGTAGTCAGCTGTGACCCCGCCCTCGCCAATCGCACCGTAAATGTATAAATCGTACAACATGCACCAAAAGTACATGTGTCATAAAAATTATTAGTTATAATGTGTTGCACGTTTACGCACACTAAAATTCTTTGCGTATTCTGAAAAGTTTAAAACGGCTTATTTTAAATTTCTGCATCGTGTCCTTAGCCGCCATTCTTAACGGTCGGTAATCCTCTTTATAAAATTCCAATCGGGTTTGAAAATAATTAAATATCTCGTAATGGTATTCCTTAATGTAATTGGTTATGCCGTTACGGATTAAAATACTAGCCACCTTTTCGGCATGGCATTCGGGACACTCTTGTTCTATAATTTTAGCTACGTAACTCATGCTCTTAATCTTGCTTTGTTTTCCGTTACCGTTGTTTTGTTTGAAACCTTTTTAATATCAACAACCGATACAACGGGATTGCCTAGTTTAGAAAAACTATCGGTTATGCTTTTGCTTAATGCCATTTGGTTAAATACGTCATTGCTAGCAGTTGAGGATATAGCCGACATGCCTGAAGGGTTTACAGTCAAACTGCCCCCACCTGCCATTGCAATTAATCCGCTGTTGCCAATTTTGGTTTGACCTCGACCGCTTAATGGCTCAACCGTTACACGCTCCCTACCACCAGGATTGTCGCCTACCAAAAGCAATGTTGGTTTAGTAGTCACAAAGTCACCACCACCTGCGGCCGCTGCTATACTTGCCACGTTTGCCAAACCTGCAGCTACGGTTGAAGCTGCAATAATAGGACCTAAAGGAAAAGCATAAGTACCTAGTGCTAAACTTGCACCTTTGTAAGTTTCAATAATTGCCGAACTAATGCCCAATGCTTTTTGAATTGCTTTACCCTCTTCGCCTAATAATGCTGCACCTTTTTGGAAATTACCCATAATGCCTAGAACAGTATCTGCTTTTTGCTGTTCATTCATTTTTTCCCAAATCATCAATTCTTTTTTCTTCTTTTTAGAATCTTCAGCATATTTATCATTCAAATCCGCAATCTCTTCAAGATATTTTGCTTCACGTAAAGCCAACTCAGATTTAGTATAGTCATTGGCTTCTATATCAGCTTTGTATTTTATTTCAGCCAATTCCAATTCCAATTGCAATTTTTCTTCTAAAGTTTTGGCATCTTCTATTTGCAATTCCTTTTTGTATTGCACTAACTGCTCGGCGGCTTTAGCTTCTTTTTTTGCTCGGTCTTCTAAATATTTATCATACTCCTCTTGCCCCTTTCTTAACTCTTCTAATTTCTTTTCTTCGTTCTTTACCTCTTCATTGTTCAATGCTTTTTTGGCTTCCACTTCCTCTTTTTTTAATAGCAAGGCTATACGTTTTGACCTTTGTGCAGCTGCAATTTTTTCATCTTCTTTTGCAAGTTCATATGCTGTTTGCAAATCAATTAACTTCGCTTCCTCTTCGCCATTAAGCGTTTTTCCTTTTAGCTTTTCTCTTTCAATATCTAATATTTCTTTTGCAGCTGTTTGTGCTATTTTAGCATTTCTTATTTCTAAGTCAGCTAATTCTGTCGCTACTTTTTTACGTCTTTCTAATGTCAAGCCTACGTTTTTTAAATCACGTTCCAAAGCAGCCATTTGCTTTTCGTTTAATTTCATTTCCCTATTTAGATTAGCTTGGGAAACGGTAAACTCGTCTAGTTTTTTTGCTGCGTTAAATCCTTCTTGACCAGCAGTGCCCAAAGCCTTCCCTACCTTTTGTACTTTGCCAATTGCGTCTTCTACACCAGTACCCATTTGAATAAAGCCATTTGCTACGGCTTTTAAATCACCATCTGCAATACCTCTTGCTATTACCCCAAATGCTTTAAACCTATTTAATAAATTGTCTTTAATTAAAGTAATTAAATCAAGTATAGCTTGTTTTGGGTTGCTAAATGCTTTTCCTAGACTTTGACCAAAACTTACAATAGTATCAACAACTAACTGAAACATTTTATTAAGTCCAGCCATTGCCCTTTCTACAAAATCGGCAACTTCGGCATTGCCCTTTAAAGCATTGACTAACATATTAATCAATGAAACCACCGCCCCAATTGGATTGGCTGAAAGTGCTGTATTAAAACCTTGAATACCCGTAATGGCTTTTCCAACACCACCCCCCAAATTGCCTAACGCTTCTTTATAATTACCTACGTTTCTAGTATTATTCCCGATGGCCGACTCTTGACTTTTTAAAGTATCGGATAAGTCTTTAATAGCCTTTGTCTGGTCAGCCGTTGGTTTGCCTAACTTGATATACTCGGCAGTCAATTGCGCTAGCTTTGCACGGTTAGCTTCAATGCTGCCAGCTTCAGCCTGCATGGCTTTTGTGCTATCTACAACGGACTTTTCTGTACGCCTTAATTGGTCTGTCTTTTGCTTAATTACTGCTGTATAGGCTTCGCTAGCTTTTTTGCCCTCTTCACTTGTTTTGTCAAGCTGTTTTTGCTCATATTGTAATTGCTCAAGTACTCGCTTTTGCTCAACAATACTTGCAATCGCTTTGTCGTTATTAATTTGAATTTCTAATATTACCTTTTGTTCCTCTGCCATTTTAATACCATTTAATTAGTTCGCATTCCGTTGATTCCCCGCTGCCATCGTATTGCCCTATTTTGTTAAGGTAATAGTATCCGCCAAGTTGCTCAAAATATTTTAATCTATTGTATTTTACGTTTGCAATATCAAATGCCGATAAACGCAAGCTAACCGTAACGCTTATAGGTTTGTTAAGTATGCGCTGTAGATTTCCGTATGTGCTATCTAAAATTGATTTAGTTGCTGTATTTTGGTCTTTTGGTATTCCAAAAGATAGCTGTTTATTTATAATAGGGTCATTTACAATATTTTGTAATGGGTTTACAAAATAAGAATAAGGTATATTATTTCTTGAACTTAAATTAATAGTTATACTACTAATTTGGTTATTTGTTAATTCAGATAATGACAAAAACCCTGCAAAATATAATATTTTACATTTGTCAGCATCTTTTCTAAAAATATATGGTAAATACAAATTTAAACCCGAAACATTTGTAAATACTTTTCTCATTATAGTAGGATATACACTAGCTGTAAAATAATCTTGTTCAGCATCTATATAATCATTATCTATTGTAAATACACCTGTCCCATAATTTTCTTTGTAAATGTTTATGTAATTTTCTTGTAGGGTATCTTCATCTTCATTTTCATATTTGCATACGTTTTGTTTTGCATAATTTTCTACAAAATCAAAATAGCTTTTTTCAATTGATTGTGAGTAATCTATTTTATTACCCCAATCTTCCGCATTAAGAATTGTTAAATCTGATAGAGAATCTAAAACAACGCTATTTGTAGATTTATCAAATGATGGAATAACACCATAAATAAAAAAGATATATTCAATTAATTGGCTTTGTTTCATTTCAGGCAAAAATGAATTTAAGCTATATTTAGATTCATTTACAGCAGTTAATTGCGGTAGAACTTCTAAATAAGTAAAGTTATAATTTGCGTATGTTGAATCAGTAAATGTTGCAAAGACTTCTAAAGTATCTCCAACATCTAATAATACTTGCGAAAATATATGATTATAAATTACTGTACTATTGCTTAATGTTTGTATATCAACACCATTTTTTGCTAAAATAAAACCAGTTGCATATACATCATCTCCAGTTATTTGGTTTATACCACTAATATAGTTGTATAAAGAAACTTTAACATACATTTTTGCTGGACTTGTATAAATATTTGTATTCCAGTTTTCTAATTCATCTGTTAATTGCAGATAAAATGGAGGTGGTGTTTTACCCGTTTTAATTGGTAAATTTAATAATACTCTTGTTTGAGATGCTGGAAATGCAGTATTAAAATCTGCCAATACTCTTGTAGTTAAATTTTTTTGATATTCTAATGTATTTAATATATTTTCTTGACTAAATGGGATTATAAGCCTGTTAAAATCTTGCTTTTGAAATAGCGTTCCAGTTACTTTATACCCTGCTTCTTTAAATATTTTTTTAACTAGCATATTTACAAATATGGCTGGGTATATTTCATCATATGCAATTGTTAAAGTTGATTTGCTTTCTAGTGTTCCATAATCTACTGGCAAATAAACATAACCATCTGTTCTCTGTTCATTTATAGTAAGATTTGTTTTAAAATGGTCATATTCGCTTAAGTCCAACTCCCTTAATGTTTTGTCGCCTAGCGAGGTAAACCAATCCACATTTCTACCTAAAAAGGTAATTGTTATTTCTTTGTTTTTTATATCGTCTTCATCAATCCTAATAAACCCTTTGTCAATCTCGTTATTGTCTTGAAGTAGTCTAGCCTTTATATTTTTATAGGGTGACAATTGGCTAGTTACATTCAGCACATTTGAAAAGCCTAACGCCGCCAAAACTTCAGCACTCATTGGCAAATTTATGGAAGTGCTAAATGAACCATTTGTACTGCCTGCCTGCCCAAAGTCCGCAGCCTGAAATGTTACCCTCAACCGTTCTTTTTTTGGCAAGGGTAATATCTTGCCAGTGCTTTCTATCTCTATATAAATCATTGGTTCTGAATTATATTGTCAGGGTAAATAATATCAAACTCAATTGCAAATAGCTTATCTCCATCGGTGTATTTGCTTATGCTGTCGGTATCGACAATTACCGTAATCTTTTCGGTATTGCTAAGCCATTGCTGAACTCGTATGCTTTCGATTATTTCGGATACAATATCCAAACAATCCCTAGTCATATACTGCGACCTCACAGTCACTTTATCTACGCTTTCAATTCGTATCTTGTCATCTTGCGTTTCGCTCGTAAACTTGTCAGGAAATGCATCGAAAATATTGCGCCTTACAAGTGTGTTTTCAACATTCTTTTCGTAGGTTTTACGCTCAGTAAATTTGAAGTATTCCCAGTTGCCAAGTCTATTAATCCAACTTAAGTAAATGTTGTACTTGCTGCATTCGCTGTCAATTTCAAATGGATGTTGCTCGCTTATTTCAAAGGTTTCTGTTTTGTATTTAAATAAGCCACTGTAAATAGTTATCGTTGCACTTGCATCTAACTCGCCCATATCTATCCATTCACCAATATATTTATAGCCACGTTTTTCAGATGTAGCCACCACAATCCCTTCGCCTATGTGTTCTATATTCGTATATTGTGTTGTATCCCCTGCTGCCGTTCTTAAAGCATCTATGCCAGTATAAAGCGTAGCTGCGCCATTTTCAAATTTATATATTTCCGCTGGTATGTCAGCTGTTATAAAATAACCTTCATTTTCAGATATAAAATCAATACCTATATAAGCATTTGAAGGCAATGAATACTCTTGATATGCTTTTGTTGATGTATTTATTTTGGCAAGCCATGTAGTTGAATCTGATTTATCAAATACCATAAACACATATCCAAATGCGACTTTTAATGTTTTTATACCATTTACATTAGATTGAAATGGAAATTGATACCAGTTTTCTATACTGCTACCGTTATATTTTAAAATGCCTGCGGCTGGTTGTGTTGTTGGCCTGCCTTGGATGTAAATTTCTGTTATGCTTGCAGCATCTATATAAGTAACTTCATAACCCGACAAACTTACCCTTCTAAATCCATTTTTATAATAACCAAGAAATTGATTTTCTGTCGGGGTCAATCCTACTCCTACACTTAAAGAAACAAAATTATTTTCATCAAATGCCTTTAAAGTTTTATAAAAGTAATTTGTAGCATTTGTATCGGTATCAATCAATGTAAATTGACCATTATCAATTTTATAAAATGCTCTGTAATATGTACCGCTTATAGTATCCCATGCGCTTATTATTGCTTTGCCATAATCATATACATCTACGGCATAAATATCATAATCTGCAATCGTGTCATCTTCAAATGAATTATTGTCATTTGACCAATAAACATCACCGTTAGTACTTTTAATGTACATATCTGTTTTTTGTGGAGTTGTAGTCGTGCGAATTAATTGTACATCGCCTTTTACTCCCGACGCTATCTTGTTATCTAATCGCAGCCTATAAACACCATCCCCGTTATTTACAATTTGGGTATCTGTTACCGTTATTTCTTCACCATTTGTATCCAATGTACGTACACGATAAAGCAATCCATCTTCAGTAAAAGGAATGTCTAGTGTCGATTGTGGAAGTATAGCCGAAATGTCAAAGTAGTTGTTAGGGAATAACAAAGGCTTTTCAAAGCGTGTAAGAAACTTACCTAATATGCCTTGCTCATTGTAGTTCATCACGTACTCAGCCATATTACCACCGTAAATGCTGCGCTTCTTAGTTATAGTGTCGTAGAATTGACGTGTGCTGTTAGACGCAAAAATATAGGCTACATCGTAATTTAAACCTACCTCTTCAATATCGATTGAATGAACTTTGACTACTACATTTTTATTTGAAGTCCACGCTTGTATTATTATGTATTTTATATCTGCACTTAGGGTAAAATAAATAGTTTTTGTTTCAGATAAATCCGTTACGTTTTGTTGTTTTGAATAAATAGCATCTGCTCTTTTTGGGTTTAATGAATTGGAAGCAAAAATATTAATAGCACCACCAGCATCGGGTACATTATCAATTTCGTAGTTTAATATCAATTTATAAGGTACTGATTTTTTCAGGTTAATTTCTTGATATAAATTTTTGCTATAGCTTTCAACAGCTGTACTTGGGTATTTAGCCGAACCGCTATCCCATATCCAGTTGTTATTTCCAACGCCTTTTATTTGACTCCAACCGTTTAGATTGCTAGTAAAATCGGGGTTGGTTATGCTAATTGGTGTAATGCCTTGCAAATTGTCTACCGTATAACTTGATATAAACGTACTAGGAATCCTATTTTCATAAACGTCATAAGTTTCTGCAAAATCGATATAAAAGCTAGTCCAAGCGTTTAAATCGTTTGGCCTACCAGTTCCGCTTATATCGTTATTTTGGCTTATCTTTTGCTTTACTAAATCCGCAATATCAATGATAGCTACGTTTTGCAGGTTTGGTGCGATGCTGTATGTACCGATATACGTCATTGGGTCGGTAGCATACAAAGGATGACCTTCAGGAACACCAGCGTAAAGCTTAATTAATGTCGAATAGTTTTCGTAATACTTTACTACCGTGCCAGTGTCGGTTACTGTAAATGCTACATCTAAGGTCACATAGTTAGTACCTACCTCTCTAATTTCATAAACACCATTATAAACCGAACCGCTTACCGTTAGTTTTTCCCCAACTACATAGGTTTCATAAGTGACTACTAAATTAAAACGTGCATAGCCTTGCCTATTCGTAACGGTAGTATATGCGTCTACACCATCCTCTTCATTTGTTGGGAATTTAGTATTGCTTATTTTGTACACCAACGGCAAAAAAGCAGCCGACCACCTAGAATAATAGTACGGTTGCTCTTGGTATTCAGGTGGGTCGTTTACGTATAAATTAGCATCGGGTCGCTGTATAACTGTTAGTGCCATTATTGAAATGTTTTGGTAAATGTAGTAATTATGCTTTGTTCCATAAACAACGCTATTTCTTTTTCAAGATCGGATTTGGTTTGCTCAAGTATGCTTGTATAAACATCCCTTGTTTTGCCCTCTCTGAATAGCTTAGTGCCTAACGTATTTATTTTTAGTGTAATAAACCTAGCTAAGTTCTTTTGCCCCTTCTCTGTCAAATTAGAACCTACATTGCGAGCCTGCATCCAAACAAGTATCTTATCGCTTAGGCCGCTGTCAGTTGTACTTGTACGGGGTGGCCTTCCAGTCTCAGCCCATTGTAAGGAAGCGTTGCCAAAGATGATACCCGTAAGGCTTCCAACATCCTCAGTTACTTCAAACGCTAAACTGTCTTTTGTTTTGTTTGTAGCATTAAAATCACTCGAATCCATGTTGCGTTTAATCGCTTCCATAGCACCGCCTAACTTCTCCTGCAATATGTCAGCAAGTCCCGCCACTAGCAAGTATAGGTATCGTAAGCTGCCAAGGTAAAGGTAAGAATACATCCGCTCGTATGGTCAGTTCCAAAGGTATGCCTAAGCAAAGGATTTAGTTTAGGCTTGTTCACAAACTCGACTCCTTCGACTAAGTCTAAGGCCGCCCTGAAATCGTCCGCTATTTGGTGGCTGAAATCTACCAAATCATTCTGCTCGCTTGCTGTGTCGTTTTTATCCGCTTTGACTAAAATCACAATAGATATTTCCCATGTTTCGGAATTGTCAAATGTATTCGGATTGGCCGCATTCCTTACCATAGGGTCGAGCCATGCCAAAGGATATTTGCGATTTTTCATTTGATTGAAGTCGGCTTCACGGCCACTACCAAACATCACATCGTATTCCAAACCTTCAAAAGTTTGTTGGATTATATTTTTAACGTATAGGTAACTCATTTGCTTTGCATTAATTCGTGTAACCTTTTTTTGTAGTTATTAACGTGTGCGTTGTATTGTATCTTTCCATAAACCCTATAAACACTTAAGCCTTTAATATAGTCTTCTTTCTCGAAATCGCCACCTGCCAAGCTGTCAAGTGTCGCTGAAAAGCCAAACGCTTCGTATAGTTGTTTAATCCCAGCGTCCAACTCTTCCACCATGAACTCGAACTCGGGACACTGGTTCTTATGCCAAAGCTCGATGCGACTAATTTCGTGAAAAAAAAATTGGTAATTCCGATAACGGTTGGTGCTGGCAATTCATTTACAAACTTGGTTAGTTCCTTTGCCTTGCTGTAATCGTATTTCTCATTTTGTGTTTTTGGCTGTAGGTAGATCGCGACAAACAAAGGGTAATAATCTTTCATCGCTTCTATTGGGTCGCTTTCGTAATGCGTTTGATATTTGGCCGCTAATATTTTTAAGTCTTCATACTGCGCTACACTCTGCTCGCCTATGTCGGTTAGTTCTATATTTTTAGATAGGTATTTCAGTTTCTTTACCTCTCTATCTGTCATCTCGGATATGCCTTTGCCTATCCAGGTGCTTAGGCTATTAAAGCAATAGTAGTAGGCCGCCACGTCATTGCTACTTGACCACTCCTCTTCGCTTATTCCTGTGAGGATTGACACGGCTTTTAAATTAACTCCCTCGCAATCGGCTAAGGCCATGAACTTTTCAAAGCTAACCTCTTCATAGCTTTCGGGTAGTTCAATTAGTTTGTCTTTGAATTTTATTTTATCCATTACTTAAAGTCTTTAAAGACTGGTTTTCTTTGCGCCATTTTAGCATAAGTTTTCACGGGCGATACTACATTTAATCGGTGGTAGCCTTCTATCATGTAACGCATGGCATCCATAAGGTCGTCCATTATTTTTAACGGCTCGTCTGTCACCTTACCGTTTTTATCCACAACCGATTTGTAATAACGTAGTTCACGTTGCAAATTTATTGAATTTTCGTCAATTAATAATTGGTATCTTTTAACTAGGTCAATGCCAGCGGCTACCGAACCTGCAAACTTGTGACAAGGATGTATGTTAAACTTGGCTCTGCTAATCTCTTCTATGCTTTCAGGCCGTGCGGAATCCGCTTCGATGTGCCTATAATCTTGTACTATTTCGGGAAGGGATACCAATAAATCCCCAGTTGTATAGCTGTTTTTGTATAACTTTTCCGTGATGTACACTTTATTGCCACTAAACCTACCTTCCACCATAGCCGTTTTACTCACAGCATACCCAAAGTCTAGGCCGTAGTAAACTTTATCGGTTTGGAATGGGCATTCTTTGACTATTTCCCAGTTCTTATAAATAACCGATTGGCCACCACTTGACCGCACACCCTCGCCAAATACCTTCCAATAGTCGGGGTCGGTATCTTTGAGTAATTCGATTTCGTCTATTTGCGTTTGTGAAAGGTGCGGATTGTCTTTGTAAGTGCTTATTAGTGTCTTGCAGTCGCTACGTGTTTGCACTTGGTCATACACCCAATGCTCGGCTTCATGTGGGTTGAAGTCTAGTATTATCTTTCCTGTGGTACGCAATGCCAGCTGCCTAAATACGTTATAATCACACTCTAAGGCTTCGTTTAGGTAAAGGATGTCACGCTTCCTACCCATAACCTTTTTGTGGTCATCCAAGCTAAAAAAATCAAAGGTATTGCCGTTTAGGTTATAAACCTGGTCGGTCTTGTTGTGATTGCTTTCGTTGTACTGCCCTATTTCCTCAAGTATCTCTATAAAGTCTTTAAGGACCGTTTGTTTAAGTGCAGGAAACGTAGCACGGCAAATACTTATGTGCATGCCTGAATGGTGATTAGCTAGCCTTATTAGGTATTGTAGCGTGCTAAAAGTCTTACCCGAACGAGTACTTCCTTGCAAAGCTGCTATGCGTACATTAGGCAGTTCGTTTATAAGAAAATTGAAATTTGGGTTATTTACTTCAGCCATTCGGGCTTACCTTTTATTTCTACCTCTTGTTTAGCGGCTGCTTTTATGCCTACAAGGTCGTTAATCTCTTTTTGCACTGCCAGTGCCGTTTTAAAGTCTTGTTGGTCTAACGCTTGGTAATAAAGGTCATTAAGCCTTGTTAATGACAAGCCTAGTTCAAACTTAGCTTCATACTTGCTTATTTCGGCAAATTCTTCCCTTGCTCGTTTTATATAAACATTATCAACAGTTATAGTTTCAACTGGCCATTTCCATTTATTTACATATTCAAGAATATCAGAACGCTTGGTAATTCCACGCACCATAAGCGAAACGAGTTGATTAACACGTGTTTGTACTTCTAGGTTTGTAGATTTATTGCCCAATTTTCTATTCTTATTATAATTTTACAAAGGTATAAAGAAAACCAATCTAAAAAACAAGTGCTTTATTTTGCTTAATTAATACTTATGTGTTATTTTTGCAGTCTTAAAGATATGCCAATGATAAAAGACAAAGAAACATTTACCAAAAGGCTTGCCGAAGCCAAAAAGCATTTGCCGTATAGGTACGGTAGTGCTGTCCGTGCTATTTATCCTGAAATTTCCTATCAACGGCTTCACAACGTCATGAACGCTGGGTTGCAGAATTGGGAAGTATTGGCCGCATTGGAAGACATAGCCAGCCGACAAAAAAAATTTTTAAAAAAAAGTAAAGAAAGTATTGCATTCTAATACTTAAGTATTATATTTGCATAACATTTAACCCCAATAACTATGCAACTTACTCCACAACAAAAAGACACACTAGATGCACTTAGCATTGTGTTACTATTCCCAATATCCATTTTGTTAATGGTATTTGGAACTATGCAGTTAACTAGATTTTTACTTCACATCTTAAATTAATAACTATGGAAACCTTTAAAATTGATTACACATTTTGGCAAGATAACCGATTGTACTCGTTTGTTTGCCATGCCGAGTGCCAATGGAATGATGGTTCATTCTACTATTCTTATGGCGATATTAATGCCATGCAAAAGGATTGGGGGGTTGAAGTTGAGGATATAGAATATGAACTTGACAGCAGTTACAATCTTGAGGATTTAAACTTAATTTTGGCTTACATAAATAAGCACCAACACCTGATTAAAAATACAATCGGGATGGAATACAGCAAAAAAAACCCTATTACTTCAATTTAAAAATACAACTATGGAAAACAATCAATCATTGCCCGAATTTGTTTGGGTAGTTTCTTTCATCGGTAACTATCATAATTCAACTCCAATTAACGCTGTATATCTTTCTAAAGATAAAGCTGAAAAAATCTATAAAGAATGGCTTGAAAAAGCTGGCGAATTTTCCCGTGTTTCAATTGAAAAATCTTTTCTATTCACCTTATGAGCAATTTAATGGAAGTAGTGGTGGTGCAGGTATTGCACCCCTCTAATCGAATGAATCCTGAGCAGTTTGTTTATGTTGACCAACAAGATGCGAAAGACAAAATAGACGAATTATACGCCAATTTGCGTGATGGTGCTCGTGTCCATCAATCGATACAAAAAGTAATATTTACAAAGTCAATTTTAAACTCATCTTTATAACTATGGAAAAGAACACAACAACACTTGCCGAGATTCAGGCTAAATTAAAAGCACCCAAAGGCCAACGGAATAACTTTGGCAATTACTCGTACCGTTCGTGCGAGGACATCTTGGAAGCCTTAAAACCAATCATAAACCCACTTGGTTTTTGGGTTACGCTAAATGACGAAATTGTGCAAGTGGGCGATAGGTATTATGTAAAAGCTACGGCCACAATTACCAACGGCAAAGACAGCTGGTCAAATACAGCATTTGCGAGAGAAGAGGAAAGTAAGAAAGGTATGGATGGAAGCCAAGTGACTGGTGCCAGCAGTTCATACGCTCGCAAATTTGCACTTAATGGGCTTTTAAGTCTTGATGATGCAAAGGACAGCGATGCTACCAACACGCATGGCAAAGAGGATATAAAGCCTACAATAACAGCCGAAGCGAAAGCAGAAGCCAAAAAGCAATGTGACATGCCTACCTTTGAAAAAATGACCAATGCTGCCAAAATGGCTGCCGATTCCAAAGGCAAACAAGCCGTATTAGAACGTGCATTTTCAGCTTACAAATTGTCAGATGAGCAGACTGCTTTACTTAAATCTTTGTGTCAATAATTATGGAAACTATTGAGAAACCCAAAAGTGCAATTTCGGCAAGCAGTGTGCATAAGCTATGCCCTTCCGATAAGAGCAAAACCAAAACTTGCCAAAGCTATGTATTGGAATTGGCCATGCGTGAAATTGGCATCAATAAAAAAATTGAAACCGCTGAAATGCGACACGGCATTACAAACCAATATAACGCTTTTGAGTTTGCAGTTAAGCCATTGTTTGCCGATTCCATTTGGTATGACCAATACATTGCCATAGATAACCGTTGTGGTGCTTCGCCAGATGTCTTAATAGGTGATGTGCCTTTAGACGTTAAATGTCCATCTTCGCCTTTTAATTTCTATTGCAACGTGCGTTCGGTAAAGAGGGCATACGTTTACCAACTTCAAATGCAGATGATTGCTACTGGCGCCAATACAAGCTACTTGCTATTCTATTGCACCAAGCCTGAAACCTTTGGTATGGAAGATTGGCAAGAGTTTCCAATCAAATTGGAACGCAGAGTAAAGCTATTGGAATTACCTAAAGATAGTCTAATACAAGATGAAATAATGCAGGCTGTTGACAACTGGCACTCAAAAAAAATAGAAATGATTGAAATGCTTAAATCAGCTGAGATTATCGATTATGATAGATTCTTTTTCGATTTAGAAATTGGTGTTGAATACAGATACCTTTCTGATGCTAGTAACATCTTTAATGTCAAATCAATCTATCGATTAGAAAACGAATTTTTTTACACCTTAAACAAATAATAAAATGGAAAAGCAAAACAGAATCTATTGTGGTAGTGGCAAAAAAGCCGACAAATTTGACATTGTAAACATAAGCGTATGTTTATCGGACTTGCCAAAAGAGTTTATTACCGAAGGCAAAAACGGTAAAAAGTACATCAAACTAAAAGTAGTTGGCAAGCGTGAGCCTGACCAATATGGTAAGACACATTCTGTCGAAGTCGATACTTGGAAGCCTGAAGAAAAATTAACTGACAAATTTCCATTCTAACATGAAAATATTTACAACAAGTATTTGGGCAATCAGCCCATTAGATGGCGAGTTAAAAAGATATGCTGGGCAAAATGTGCCTGGCATATCCTTTGCCACTGCCCAACAATACTGCAACGAAAACGGCTTAGGATATTGCAAAGTCGATGGAATATTGGTTGAGGAAATACCATGCAAAAGCAACGGCAATCCTGATTGGAACGGATGTATAAACTATGAAAATGATTTAAACTAATGAAAAAGCCTTTTAAAGTTTTAAATCTTTATGCGTGTCTTGGCGGCAACAGGTACAAATGGACAGATTGCGAAGTAACAGCAGTTGAACTTGACCCTGAATTAGCAAGAATGTACCAAGAGCGTTTTCCTAATGATAAGGTAATAGTTGCCGATGCGCATCAATATTTATTAGAACACTTTAAGGAGTTTGATTTTATATGGAGTTCGCCACCTTGTCCGAGCCATAGCAGAGTAAGAATAAGTCAAAAAAACAGAGATAATTTTATTCCATTATATCCTGATTTAAAACTATATGAAGAAATACTTTTTTTGGAAAATTATTTTGATGGCAAATATGTAGTTGAAAATGTTATCCCTTATTATGAGCCATTATTACCAGCAAAAAAGATAGGTCGCCATTTGTATTGGTGCAACTTTAATTTGCCAAATAATATAGGACAAAGAAAAATGTTCAAAAATATGATAGAAGTTGGAGACATAAAACAATTGTCAGAATTCCATGATTATGATTTTACAAAATACAAAGGGAGTCAAAGACTTGATAAAATTGCTCGTAACCTGGTAGATTATGAAGCAGGACTAACCATATTTAACACAGCAAGAGGAATTATTGGAAAATCAAATTTAAAACAACAATTATTATTTTAGCTATGAATCACAAAGCATTAACTGGTCAAACCATTCGGGAATCATTCGAGAAATACAATCGAGAGAATCCGATAGTGTATAGTAGATTTAAAGAGTTTGCATTTAAGGCTATTGAAATGGGTCGAGATAAACTATCATTTTATTTGATAGGCGAGGTCATAAGGTGGGAGCACTACCTTAAAACAAATGACAGCAATTTCAAAATAAATAACTCGTTTATCCCGTATTTTACTCGATTGTTTATATCTCAATATCCTCAACATTCGGATAAGTTTACGCTGAGGAAGCTAAGGAATGAAGATGAAGGACCTTACATGCAAATAGATGAAAATGGGCAATATGCATTCTTATAGGTACGCTGTAGGTATAGATCCTGGCATTAATTGTGGCTTTGCAATTTACGATAGGCAGTTAGCTGAACTTACGCATTGTTGTTCTTTGTCTTTGCATGAGTTATTCGATACCTTAAAAGCTTGGAGAACAAATAGTATAGAGGTGTACATTGAAAACCCAAATACATGGATAAGTTTTGGTGGAAAAAAAGCAAGTGATGCAAGGTTGCAAGGTGCTGGTGCTGTAAAGCAAACCTATCGCCACATAGTCGAGTTTTTGGATGATTATTCTATACCTTACAAGCCTACAAAATTGCAAGGTAACCTTAAGAAAGTTAGCCACGATTATTTTGTCAAGTTGACTGGATACGATAGTAAAACCAATGAGCATGGCAGGGATGCCGCCATGATAGTATTTAAACGATAAAATTTATGGAAACAAGTATATATTTAAAAACAGCACTAGAAAAATTGTTTGTATATCAAACACCAAAAAAAGTAGTTGATTTTATTTATAAAGAAAAATGGAAATCAATTATTGGAAATCCTAAATTTAAACGATAAAACCGCAGAGGATAGGGGAACTAAGACCAAACATCCCACCACTCCCCTATACCTTTGCACTAATTTTAAAATTATGAAAATCGAAAATCTAAAAATTGTAGGTCGAAATGCTACCTATTTGTATGATGGCTTAAAGTATCAAATGGAATTAACGCACAATATGATGCTGGCCGCTAATGATGATTACATTTCCCCTAATATCGGGAAAGCCAAAATTGGACAAGTTAAGTCCACGATCGTTATGTTTCACCGTATCCAATCGGAACTGCTACCAACACCTGAACAAGTGCGTATTGAAGCCGAGTTAAAGCGCAAAGAAACAGCTTTAAAAAAAAAGAGCAAAAACTATTCGGGCTTGTCAATTTCTTTGAAAAGAACGGCTATATCTTTGATTAACTACCTAAAATTTATATTCTTTAAATAACATGGAAACGACAACACAACCCAGTATTACAGAAGAGATTTTCACGGCATTTTCTAACATTGCAGGTCATTTGCACATGGCGCAGGGATGGATAGATTCCATAATGCCACATAAAGCATATATTTATCATTTAGACACTGAAAAGCCTATAATGCCACAGCTAATTAAAACCAATGGTGAAATGAGAATTTTGCTTAAATATTTTAGCAAGTTTTTGCGAGATGATGCGGATGCTATTGACATAATGTACGAGAACATTGGTAGGTCGGTAGCTGGTTTATCTACTTTGCCACTGGAAAAGCGCAGAGAACTAATCGAAAAAATAAATACAATTTGCATTGAAGCGCAAAATAATTAAAGTATTATATTTGTAACTGTAAAGCAATAGCTTTACCATACATCCTCTACTGTATGCAAGATTATGGTGATTATCACCTAAAACCCTGAATGATGAAGTGTAGAGGCTTCTGATTTTGGGGTTTTTTATTTAAACTTAAAAAAATGGAGTATTTAGAATTTATTAACAAAAAACAAAAAACACACGTTTTATCAGGATTTGAAATTGAAGATAGTAATTTAAATAAGGCTATGTTTCCTTTTCAAAAATTTATTGTTAAACGTGCTTTAAAAGCTGGTAAGTATGCGATTTTTGCCGATTGTGGATTGGGTAAAACATTAATGCAATTAGAATGGGCAAATCAAGTATATAAATTTACTAATAAACCAGTTTTAATTTTGGCACCTCTAGCAGTAACTTCTCAAACAATACAAGAGGGATTAAAATTTGGTATTGACATGACACATATACATGTTAAAAATTACGAGCAGATTGATAATATTAATTCTTCAATTTATAGTGGTATTGTACTTGATGAAAGCAGCATTTTAAAAAATTTTGAAGGTGCTACCAAAAAACAAATAATTGATAATTTTATAAAAACACCTTATAAATTAGCTTGTACTGCTACTCCATCCCCAAATGATCCAATGGAGTTAGGTAATCATAGTGAATTTTTAGACGTTATGAGCAGAAATGAGATGTTAGCAATGTATTTTGTTCACGATGGAGGGGAAACGGCTAAATGGAGGTTAAAAGGACACGCTGTAAAGATGTTTTATCAGTTTATAGGAAGTTGGGCTATAATGTTAAACAAACCTATCGATATTGGTTTTGAAATGATAGGATATGATTTGCCTAAGTTGAACTTGCTGGAAAATCAAATCAAAACATTAAAGCGAGATAACGGCAGTTTATTCAACGATGCAATTATTTCTGCAACAAACTTCAATCAAGAATTAAGATTAACCATAGTAGATCGACTTGATGAAGTAGTGAAAATCATAAATGAAAAGCCTGATGAAAATTTTATCATTTGGATTAAGCAAAACGAGGAGGGAGAACTACTTAAAAAACTAATTCCTGATGCGGTTGAAGTTAAAGGTAGTGATAGTAACGAATGGAAAAAAGACAAGCTGCTTGGATTTGCAAATAATGAATTTAGAATATTGATAACCAAAACCAAAATAGCAAGTTTTGGAATGAACTATCAAAACTGTAGAAATCAAATTTTTGCAAGTTTAGATTTTTCATTTGAAGGTTTATATCAAGCAATTAGAAGAAGTTATCGTTTTGGTCAAAAAAACGAAGTAAATATTTATTTGATAACAACAGATACAATGGCTAATGTAAAACATGCAATAGATGCAAAACAAAAACAATTTGAAATTATGCAAGAGGAAATGGCAAAAGCAGTTAATCTTAATTTAGCTGGTAAAATTATGAAAGTAAATGAATTTGATAATAAAGAAGTAAAAAATGAATGGTACTCAATACAAAGAGGTGATTGTATCCAGTTAATTAAAAATGTACCAAATGAAAGTATTGGATTGAGTGTATTTAGTCCTCCATTTGCCGAATTATATACTTATTCAAACCATATAGAAGATATGGGTAATTCAAAAGATTACAATGAATTTTTAACGCAATTTAGTTTTCTTATTAAAGAGTTATATAGAGTAATGATGCAAGGCAGAAATGTGGCAATTCATTGTATGGATTTGCCAATACAAAAAGGGAAAGAAGGATTTATTGGACTTCGTGATTTTAGTGGAATGATTTTAAAATCTTTTGAAGATGCAGGTTTTATTTATGCAAGTAGAGTTACTATTTGGAAAGACCCAGTAATTGAAATGCAAAGAACAAAAGCACTTGGATTACTGCATAAACAAGTGAAAAAGGATAGTACTATGAGCCGTGTCGGTATTCCTGATTATGTAATGATATTTAGAAAAGATGGTGAAAGAAATAACCCAGTAATGAATACAGAATTAAGTGTCAATTTATGGCAAAAATATGCATCTCCAGTATGGATGGATATAAACTATTCAAATACTTTACAAGGGTTTAGAAATGGTAGAGAAGACAATGACGAAAAACATATATGCCCTCTTCAACTTGATACAATTGAAAGGCTAATACATCTATATTCTAATAAAGGTGATATTGTTTTAACACCATTTATGGGTATTGGTAGCGAAGTTTATCAAGCTGTAAAAATGGGTAGAAAAGGGATAGGATTTGAGTTAAAAGAAAGTTATTTCGATATAGCTAAAAAGAATCTAATTAATTGTACTGAAGTTAAAAAACAAACATCGTTGTTTTAAAATTTAGTATATTTGTACTGGCAAAAGGATTGCCCTTCGTATGCAGACGATGTAGAGTATTGGTCTTAGACCAAAACCCATTAACCGTAGGTAACTGCATTTACCGAAAGTTGGTGGGTTTTTTATTTTACCAACAAACAAAATGAACGGATATGAATTAAGTCGGACATGGCATAATTGGTGCTTTGACAATCCTGATAAATACAATAGCAACCATACAGCTATGTTTTTTTGGATATGCGAAAAGTGGAATCGTCTTGGGCAAAAAGAAAAGTTTGGATTGCCAACAGAAGATTCAATGGAGATACTTCGTATAAAATCAAAGAACACTTACTATGGTGTTTTTAATGATTTAGTTGAGTGGGGTTTTATTATAGTCGTACAAAAATCAATTAATCAAAACACAAGTACAATAATTTCGCTTAATCAAAAATTGATACAGCGGAAGGACAGCACTTATACAGCACTTGATTTAGCGACTATACAGCAAAAGGACAGCACTGTACCCATAATAGAACAAACAACAATAGAACCAAAAACAATAGAACCAAAAACAATTAATGATTCTTTGTTTGATACTTTTTGGAATTTGTACGATAAAAAAGTAGATAAGAAAAATACGCTGAAAAAATGGAGTAAGTTAAAAGAAGAAACTAAGCAAGCTATAATTTTGCATGTACCTAAATATGTAGCGGTCACACCTGATTCGCAGTACAGAAAAAACCCCGACACGTACTTAAATAATTGTGCATGGGAAGATGAAATAATTTTGCCAGCCGTTAGCACACCTTTACCTTTGCCTTTACATCCGAAACAAACACCAATACCTTCCAACTACCAACAGCCGTACATCTATTACTACGATTGTTTGAAACTTGGATTGCGCCCTTTGAGATGGGATGATGACAAAATATTGTCCGATACAGAACTTGATGAAATTTTAAAATTTTATAAACTTCAAAATTATGCTAAATAAAATCTGCACGATATACCCTAACATCGTCAAGACCGATGAATTTGCGCACATTACAATAGCGCAAGCGTTAGAAAGAATTAAGAACGGCAAGAAGGCCAAAAATCGCGTGCTGGAGATACGCAAAGCTAAAAGCAAGGATGAAGCTAACGAAATAAAAAAAACGCTTCCTAGTGTCTGTTTTAGTGGCAAATTCGAAGCCAATAGGAAAGACAATTTGATAGTCGAACATTCGGGGTTTTTAATTTTAGACTTTGATGATGAAAAAAACCCTGAAGCCAAAAAGAAAGAATTGTTTGAATTGCCTTATGCAATTGCCAGTTGGCTTAGTCCAAGAGCGACTGGTGTTAAGTTACTTGTTAGAATAGCAGATGGCAAAAGACACCGTGAGCATTTTGAAGCCTTGCGCGATATTATGCCCGAAATAGACCGCACTGGCATTAACGTAGCTAGGGTATGTTTTGAAAGCTACGACCCCGATATTTTAATCAAAGAAACGTGCGAGCCTTTTACCAAGTACAAGATAGTTCAAACATACCAGCAGAAACAAAATATCGAGGTTCCGCAAAACGAGGTATATCAAAAGCTACTTACATGGCTAACCAATAGTAACGAAGCTTTTATAAACGGTAATAGAAACCGATTTATTTACAAGTTAGCCTCGGCATGTTGTCGCTTTGGAATGAGCAAATCGGATTGCCAAGCCAATATCAATTATGATATTTTAAGCAAAAGCACGGAGTTTAGCCAGCACGAGGCAGAGCAAGCTATCAACAGCGCATATCGTTCTAACCAAGCTAACTCAGCGCATTTTACAAAGGATGTGCTAGTTAACCGAGTAGATAACTGCGAGGTTAAAATAGACGATTCGATTTACGACCTTGAGGAAAAAGCAAAGGATGTTATTTTCGGTGAAGATGTGAAAGAAGATGCTTTGAATCTTTTGCGTTATGGCCATGTATCTGCAAGTCCTCTTTACATGGGGGAACTAGACAATCTTTTTAAATGGAAAAAAGGTGAAATAACTTTGCTTACTGGAATAGGTAATTATGGCAAATCGACATTTCTAAAATACTTGATGCTTTTGCAGGTAGTATGTGAGAATAAAAAATTTGCTTTATACGCACCTGAAGATTTCCCAGCACATGAATTTTATCATGAACTTGTAGAGATTTATTGGGGAAGTCCTTGCCTTCCTTTTTTGCTTAGCCGACCCGATGAGAATTTATACAGTGCGATTTATGATTTCATTGCAGACCATTTTTTCTTTGTATACCCCAAAGATAATTTCCCGACACCAAGTTATATCCGTGCAAGGTTTTTGGAATTGATAATCAAAAAGAAGGTGGACTTTTGCGTAATTGACCCATTTAACCAGCTATCAAATGCCGAGCAAGGTGTAGCAAGAGATGACCAATACATAGGCAGGGTTTTAAGTGAATATACGCAGTTTGCAAGGGAGAATGACCAGTGCTTTGTGATTGTAGCGCACCCGACAAAAGAAGCATTGCGAGCAGGTGCGGATGGGAATTTTCCACGACCAAACACGGGAATGATTGCAGGTGGTGCAATGTGGAATAATAAAATGGATAACATACTTGTTTATCACAGACCGTATCGCCAAACCGACCCCGAAAGCACTATTTGCCAAATTGAGAGCCTAAAAATACGTAGGCAAAAGATAGTTGGAAAAATAGGGATGAAAGAAATAAACATGGATGGCAGGTCAAAAAGATATTTAGTAGAAGGTGTTGACCACCTCGAAATGTACATTAAAGAGAAAGCCAAAGAAACCGACAAAAAGATAGTAGAAGAGTATGCCGAAATGCCTGAATTTAGCAGTAACCCACTGGACTTAGCCGTTAAAAGAATACATACAGTAATTGATGAAGAAAACCCTTTTTAAGATGAAAAATTTACTATACAAAATCTCGCTGTACTTTGCTGACAATCCAAGTCCAGTAGTGCATGTGTTTGAAAGCAAAGAACAAGCTAAAAGTTACTATAAAAGTTGGCAAAATTTGGCAAGTCAAATGAACGTACAAATAAAATTTGAAATAGTAGAAGAATGAAAAGATGTTACCGATGCAATTTGAAATTACCTTTGTTTATGTTTGGCAAATCCAAACGTGCCAATTTAAGCTACGACAAAAGGCATTTAAGAACGTGCCGAGTGTGTACCTTTCACATGACTTACGAGCCAGTTGTACGTTTTAAAAAGCGTAAATACCATGTTGTGCAATTGACAATGATAGAAAGGCTGAAAGAATTATTAAAATAATGCGATTTAAGACGTTTAAATTTTTTACCTTACAAACACCTTACAATTATATTTGCGTTTAACAGAAAGCCTAAAACAAGGCAAAAACGAGATGTATTTATGAAAGCTAAACAAAAGCAATTGCCAAAAGTCCAATTTGGAACTTATGAATCAAAGCACGATGGTCTGATTAAGGTAGATGCAGTGGATTCCGAGACGTGCCGGTTTACTTACCTAGAACGCAAAAAGCCACCAATTACCACCACCATAAAGCATTTGGAATTGATGGTGTGGTATGGGTCGTTTGAGTTAAAAAATTAATTACTTAACTGCGAAAAACAGCACCAATCCAACTAAACTAGCAATTAATGCAGTATTGCCTACCTTCCTCAACTTGCTTTTTTTACTTTGCCTTTTGCTGTCTTGCTCTTGCTTTTCTATTACCTTTTTTTGCTCTAGGATTAATGTATCTCGATTTTCGATTTGTTTTTCCTGAATGGCAATAGTTTGATTAAGCAGTTGAATTGTGGTGTCTTGAATCTCGGTTAACTGCTCCGCATCGCTTATAGCATTCTCAATAGCATTCTTTACTGTATCGGTTAAAATAGTGTCTGCTAAAACCTTTTTTAACCGTTTCGTACTATCGCTAAACT